ATAAATTTGATTCTAAAAGAAGACGTAAAGATGACTTTGAAGATGAGTTTGAAGATGAGTTTGATTTTGATTTTATGGAATTTGGTGAAGAAATGTTATCATCACCAATTGAGGGTGAAGCAGAAACAAATGAAAACATCTACGAATTAGAACTAGATGAAATGATGCACGATACATCTATGGAGTCTGAAATGTTTGGTGATGCCGACTTTGACGAAATGGCTGAAGGTGACTTTGACGAAATGGCTGAAGGTGACTTTGACGAAATGGCTGAAGGTGACTATATGGAAGACTTTGAAGAAGTGGATGACATTATGGAATCTAAAAAACCAAAAGGAGTTGGTATGGGCAAAGCTTCGAAGTTTAAATACTCTAAAAAACCAAATCAAGAAGGCGGATTCAAAACAGTCAAAAGAAAGGTTAACAAGACAATGGGTACTGGAAAACCTAAGTACGAGTGGAAGGAAGAGGTTAATATGTATGAAAAACCTAAATCACCTAAATCTAAAAAAGATGGTGGTGAAATGAAAGAAGCTTCTAGAACACTAGGTAATGGTAAATTCTGGAAAGATGGCTTACCTAAACCAAAGGCGGCACCAAGACACCTAAGAAAAGAGTCAATCAACAAAGAAGTTAACCTTCTAAGAGAAAAGAATGAAGAGTATAGAAAAGCACTTAATTTGTTTAGAAATAAATTAAATGAAGTTGCAATCTTTAATTCTAATCTTGCATACGCTACTAGATTGTTTACTGAACACTCAACTACAAAACAAGAAAAAATAAACATACTAAGAAGGTTTGACAATGTCGAAACCTTAAAAGAGTCAAAAACTCTTTATAAATCAATCAAGAACGAATTAGGTTCTGAAAAACCAATGGAAAATACAATAAATGAGTCAATTCAAAGAACTGTTGAGAGAGCTCCGGCTACAGGATCAGCAGTAAATTTAATTGAATCAAAAACGTATGAAAATCCACAGTTTTTAAGAATGAAGGACTTGATGGGTAAAATAAAATAAACTTTTTAAAAGTAAACTATATTTATAGTATACATAAAACAAAAAAATAAAGCTAAAAAAAAATAAAAATGGGAGCATTATTAGAATCAGGTCTTGTTGGTAACATCGGTCTTAAACACCTTAAAGTTATCAAAGAAGACACAATCGAAAAATGGAACAAATTAGGGTTCCTAGATGGACTTAAAGGACATCTAAAAGAAAACGTTGCACAGTTGTATGAGAACCAAGCTTCTCATCTTATCAACGAGGCAACATCAGAAGGGTCAAACGGAGCATTTGAAACCGTTGTATTCCCTATTGTGAGAAGAGTATTCTCTAAATTGTTGGCAAACGACATCGTATCAGTACAAGCAATGAACTTACCTATTGGTAAATTGTTCTACTTTGTACCTAAAATCCAAGGTTATCAAAACCCAGGACAACACTATGCGCCAATTGGTTCACCAGAAGCTGTTAATAGTGGCCAAAACGATCCTGCACAAGGTTATGACACTGGTACACCATACAATAAAAATCTTTATGATTTATTTTATGAAGGTTCTGAAGCTGGATTAGATCCAGAAGGTCTATTTGACTATTCTAAAGGACGTTGGTCTGCAGTCACTTCACCTGCAACAGTTGTTAAATGGGATGGTTCTGCATTAGTTGACGCATCAGATGATGACGCAGTATACGTTGGAAACCACAGAAAAGTATTAATGAAACTTTGTGGATGGCAAGCACTTCCAGGAGCTGGAAAATTAATTGGTCCTGATGGACACGAAATGGACACTGAATCTTTCCTTTCAGACCTTAAAATTACAGCTGGAGCTGGTCTTGGTTTAGACGCTGCAAACCCTTGTCCACAATCTGGAAACCTATTATTTAGAGTTGTAACTCAAAAATATGGTAGAGGAATTGTTGACTATGGATCAACTAACCAAACTACATTCCCAACAACTGGTAATGGAGGGTCATTCTTTGACGTATGTGACGCTGAAGGTTGTATCTATTTAGAAGTAGATCTTTCTTGTCCTGCATGTATTAACTGTGGAGCTGATACTCTTGATGGATATACAGGAGCAACCCTTTCTGCAATTACTTCTGGAACTTCATTTAACGCTACTTGGAAGAGATACGAAGAACTTGAGTTCGAAGAAGAAATCGGTGAGGTTTCATTTGACCTTGAGTCAGTTACTGTTTCAGTTACAGAAAGAAAATTAAGAGCTCAATGGTCACCAGAACTTGCACAAGACGTTGCGGCATTCCACAACATTGATGCGGAAGCTGAACTTACAGCGTTATTGTCTGAACAAGTTGCTGCTGAAATCGATAGAGAAATTCTTCGTGACCTTCGTAAAGGTGCTGCTTGGAATCTACGTTGGGATTATAATGGATGGAGAAGATTAAATCTTACTACATCTTACACTCAAAAAGACTGGAATCAAACTTTGATTACTGCAATTAACCAATTGTCTGCACAAATCCACAAGTCTACACTTAGAGGAGGTGCTAACTGGATTGTAGTTTCTTCTGAGGTTTCAGCAATCTTTGATGACTTAGAATACTTCCACGTATCTAACGCTTCACCAGAGCAAGATCAATACAACATGGGTATCGAAAGAGTTGGTACATTAGCTGGTCGTTACCAAGTGTATAGAGATCCTTACTTCCCACCAAACCAAGTTTTGATTGGACACAAAGGAACGTCTCTATTGGACACTGGGTACATCTACGCACCATACGTGCCATTACAATTGACACCTACAATGTATAATCCATTCAACTTTACACCAATCAAAGGTATCATGACTAGATACGCTAAGAAAATGGTGAACAACAGATTCTATGCTAGAATCACAGTTGATGGAGTTCGTACATTCGACTTGAGAGAATTGAGATAATCAATAAATCTTATATAGAATAAGAAAAGGTCAGAGAAATCTGACCTTTTTTCATTTATACAAACTACTACTATGTACCCTACGTAGTTTCACTAAAAACGCATACATTGTATCATATATTTTAAACCTTTTGGGGTGTCAAAAACTAGGTTTAGGAGGTCTTCATTACTATCTATTAGTTGTAAACAAATTAACAACAAAAAATTAAAACTAATAGAAATGAAAAACCCAATTATCAACTTTACTACCTTACTTCTAGGTATGTTTTTAACAAGTAATGTAAACGCTCAATCAAATGTATGGGCAAAAACGAACAATATCGGAGATGTTGTTCACTCAACTGAGTTCACGCACTTTACTAACGAAATGCCAGTAAAAATCACTAAACCACTTTCAAATTCAAGAAATACAGACCTACAAAATGTCTATCAAATAGAATGTGATTGTGATGTTACAGATCTTTATGTTGCAATGCATAAGGTACCAGGACTTGAAGGTATTGAATATGGACCTAACTACGAAGGTATGGCCGAACCTAACGATTACAATACTACCTTCGAATCTAATTGGGCTTTAGATCTTATTGGCGCTCAATCTGCTTGGGATATTACAACTGGTGATGAAAATATTGTAGTCGCAGTATCAGACCAAAATTATTGGTCAAACCACGAAGAGTTGGTTGGTAAATATGTTTACTATGATACAACAAACTCTTTATCACAAGGACATGGTACTGCAGTTGCAACCTTAGTTGCTGGAAACACAAATAATGGTATTGGAACTTCATCTATAGGATATAACACAATGCTTTCATTACATAGAATGAATTACAATGAGGTTCTTTCAGCTTCATATATGGGAGCAAGAGTAATCAATATGAGTTGGGCATCATCTTGTTCATTTAATCCCTATGTTCAAGCGGCACTTAATGAAGTATATAATAATGGTACATTCCTAATCGCATCTGGTGGTAATGGAGGAACTTGTGGAGGACCAACAAATCTTGTTTATCCTGCAGCATATGATAATGTATTTGCGGTATCATCAATAGGGGTTAATGATAATCACGAAAGAACACCAGGAAACCCAAATTCAACACACCACCATAACTCATCTATCGATATTATGGCACCAGGGTATGATGTACCAGTTACTGCAGCACCAGGATGGTATTTAACTGCTAATGGCACTTCTTTCGCAGCCCCAATCGTATCAGGAACTGTAGGTTTAATGGTTTCAGCATATCCTGAAATAACAAATCAAGAAATTGATTCTATATTAAGAGCAACTGCTGTAAACATTGACGAACAAAACCCAAATTATGTAGGTTTAATGGGGTCAGGAAGATTAAACGCAGGATTGGCCGTGTCTACCGCATATAGACTATCTCTAGCATCTGATGTGGTTGATGATGGAAACAATGGACATGGTAATGATGAAGATGGATGGGACGACTCAAATCCTGGACAAGGAAATGGAAACAATGGAAATGGTGGTGGAGTACACGACAAACCAAACAAACCAGCAAATGATGTTACAACAACAATTAAAATGGCCTACAATGGTGAAGTTGATGTATACGATATGAATGGTAAAAAAGTAAATTTAAATGATACAAAACCAGGAATGTACTTGATTGTAAATAATGGAATAATAACTAAAATAATAAAATAATAATGAAAGCAACAATAATATCACTCGGAATTCTTTTAATGATGTTTATAACATCTTTTAAAACACAAGCACAAATGTCAAACTTTGTGGGTAAATGGGAAACAACTACACCAGTATCTTTTTATAACAATTCAGTAATGAGAATTAAAATATCAGATATCGATGTAACAAACTATTTGATTATCACAAATGCTGATACACCTAAAAAGAAAATAGGTTCTAAGTATGACCCTAACACAGGTAGACTACACACAACAGTTAAAGGACACCAAATATATTTTATCTACCACCCATTAACTGATATGTTAGAAGTGTTTAAAATAAATGACGCATCAATTTGTTACCTAACAAGATTTCAATGAAAAATATAAATCACAAGACCAAAAAAGAGGATTTAAAGCTGATGGGAGCGTTGACTATTACAACGCTCCTTATCATGCAAGGGGTAAGACTTTTGATTATCGGATCA